GTTCGATGGTTGGAGCACTTGGTCAACGTGGGCACGACCGAGGACGAGTTCACCCGGGCGATCGAGTCAACCCAGCGCAAGACGGTCGCCGAGGTGGCCAGAGACCTGCTGGCGGCCAAAGGGCTGGCCTGAGGTGTCGTGTGTCACAGGCACAAACGAGCGTATGGTTGTGAGACGCACCGGCAATCGGCAACCAGGCCGAAGCTCGGGTGGCCCCGGCTGGCGAAAGGCACCCCTTCCTCCCCCCGGGTGGTCGCCATGGGCGTGGGTGTTTGGCGCAATTTTTCCTCCCCTTTTTGGGGGAAAGTGGCTTTTGAGATTCGGTTGCACACACACCCGATGCCATGAGTACCCCACCAACACGTCTAAGAGGCTCTGTACGCCGATTGGATACCTTGGTAGGTACCCTTGCCTACCTTTAACTCAACCAGCGGCTTGTAGGCCGTTTTAGGAGGTTTAACCATGGAAGTGTCCGAAGCACTGAAGACTGCCCTGCGTGAGTGGGTGTTGCAGAAGATCCGTACCGGGTTTACAGTGGAGCAGATATCGCTTGCACTGGCAGCTCAGAAGGTGGAGCTGATGCAGGCGGATCAGTACCTAACCGCAATTCGTGATAACAAGGAGAGACCGTAATGGCTTATGAGATGAAACCCGGGCAGGGTTCTGCCTGGCCCAACGAGAACAAGACCGAGGACTGGCACGCACCGTATCGTGGCAAGGTGATGCTGCCCAATGGCGACACGCATTACCTCGATATCTACGAGAAAGAGTCCAATGGCAAGAAGTGGATATCGGTCAAGGTGGGCAAGATCGCTACTGCTGGCCAGCCGCAGACCTACTCTGCCGCTCACAAGACGTTTGACAACGCCGTAACCACGCATGACAAGGCCAAGGCAAACGCGTTTGTGCTGGATGACAAAGACGAAGACGTACCTTTCTAACCTGAGGAGATATCACATGAAGAAAATCATTACTGCAATCGCTTTGATGGCCGTGGCTGGCTCCGTTTACGCTGCCTGCTACACGCACACGATCATGTCTGGTGGCCGCATGGTCATGTGTACCACCTGCTGTGACTCCTGGGGCAACTGCACGACCACTTGCTTTTGATGAGATATCTGTCTGTCTGTGCTGGCATAGAGGCCGCGACTGTCGCTTGGCACCACATGGGGTGGCAGCCTGCGGCGTTTTCGGAGATCGACAAGTTTCCGTCCTCTGTGCTGGCGCATCACTACCCTGACGTACCGAATGTCGGGGACATGATGAAATATAAGGAGTGGGACATTGGTGCAATTGACCTTCTTGTCGGAGGAACCCCTTGCCAGTCATTCTCAGTCGCCGGTTTGCGCAAGGGAATGGAAGATCCTCGTGGAAACCTGGCCCTCGTCTATTGCGGAATTCTCGACCACTTTAGACCGAGATGGTTCGTATGGGAAAACGTCCCAGGCGTTCTGTCATCCAACGGAGGACGGGACTTTGGTTCCTTCCTCGGGGCGCTGGCTCAACTCGGGTATGGGTTCGCATATCGAGTGCTTGACGCTCAATTCTTCGGAGTGGCCCAGCGACGCCGTCGTGTGTTCGTTGTCGGATATCTTGGAGACTGGCGACCTCCCGCAGCGGTTCTTTTTGAGCGCCAAAGCCTGCGCCGGGATACTGAACCGAGCCGAGAGACGAGGCAAAAAACTACCGCAAGCACTCCACTCGGCCTTGGCTCAGACGGCCAGCTCGCTCGAGCCTTGAATGCCTGCAAGACTGCCGCTGGTCGCATGGACGTAAGCGTAGATACCTTCGTTGCCAGCCACTACCGCAAGGCCGGTCGCGCACAAAGCGTCAACCACGCAGAGACCTGGGTTGAGGATGAGATATCTAACACCCTTAATTGCTTTGATACCGGTGACGTCAGGGCCGTAGATATCGTTACCCAGCCGGTTATGCAATCAATGGCCGTTCGCCGGCTAACACCGACCGAATGCGAGAGGTTGCAGGGATTCCCGGACGGGTATACAAATATCAAAGAAAACTGCCCTGATGGGCCTCGATACAAGGCCCTTGGTAACTCAATGGCCGTGCCTGTTATGCGGTGGATTGGAGAGAGAATCAATGGCCAAAACGCAATCTAGGGTCAGTCAGCAGATCCCCAGCCTGAAAAACTGGGGTGGGGTGCGTTCTGTGCAGCGTCGCCTGGAGCGCAGCCCCACAATCGTGGAAAACCGGGAGGCCATTGCCTACGCTTTGCTGGAAATGGCCAATACCAAGATCACCGACGTGCTCACCTGGGACGAATCCGGTGATGTCAAGGTCAAGGCTGCCCACCAGATCCCCGAACACGCCCTGCACGCCATCAAAAACATCAAGGTGCGCAAGGACAAGGACGGGGCATCTACCCTGGAGATCGAGCTTTACGACAAGATCGGGGTGCTTCGCCTGTTGGCCAAAGCCTCTGGCCTGCTGGACGCCCCAGAAGACGACGCAGACAAGCCGTCTGTGATCGGTATTAACGTGCAGGCACCAGAAATTGTGGACATAAAAGAGGAGAAATCGGATGAGACCGAATGAGTACAAGGTGTTGGAAATGGCTGTGGCAGATGGGGTGGAGCTGGGCTGGAATCGAGCCCACAAACACAATGACGAACCGGAGCCAGAGCAGATCCAGGCGTCTATCCTGGACGCTGTGACGGCTCAGATCTGTGAGTGGTTTATCTTCGAGGGGGAGAGCGATGACGGCACAATCTGATCTGTACTACGAGGGCTTCCAGGAGTGGATGCGGGCCAGGACCAAGACCCATCCAGACATGAAATACTGGACGGATGACGAAGAGGCGGTGGCCGAGTTCGCTTGGTGCGAGGCCTGGGATAACGCAGAGAAGTGGGCTGACGAAGAGATCAAGTCTCTGAAGGCCAGGATCAAAAAACTAGAGGAGGAGTGCGCATGGCTCAATTCTGTTGGCACTGCGGGACAGTCTACAAACCAGCAATTGACGTCTTACTTATACCGGCCTGGGCCCTGTTCTGCGCATGGCTCATCTGGAGGCTCGAGCGATGACTGACAAAGATATCTTTGACCTGGCCGACAGCTATGCTGACTGGGATGACTTTGGCCGCTGGGTGTTCAGAGACAGCGACAAGCTGTTGCAGTTCGCCGAGGAATTGCTAAGTCTTGAGACTAAGCCAGAAACCTCAATAGTAAGAGATAAAACATGAAGACAGACGAAATCGTAGAGCTGGCCATTCAAGGCCACGCAAGCACCAGAGACGCAGTCAGGTGGGCTATTCAGCAGGAGCGTGAGGCGTGTGCGAAGTTGCTTGAGAATGGTAGGTTTTTGCATGATGAAGCACCAGCCAAAATACTAGCCAAAGAAGCCGCCAAAGCAATCCGAGCAAGGGGTGAGAGATGAGCATCTCAGCAATGAAGCAAGCATTGGAGGTCTTGGAGGCGCAACATAACTGGGCCGTTGCCAACACAGGAGCGTTTACAAAACAGTCTTTGAACGCCATCACCATACTACGCCAAGCCATCGCAGAGGTAGAGAAGCAAGAGCCTGTGGTCGGCACAAAGACTTGGTTTGAAGACGGGAAGATGGTCACTCAACACCTTTACGCCAGCGACATATCGCAAGAACGTGTCGATGAAACGGAGAAAGGTGGACATGAGCAATGTCTGCATCAAAAAGTGCATGAAATTTCAATGAGGGAACCGGCATGAGCTCATGGCTAATTGGCATCATCGGGGTTGTATATCTCATCGTGGCTGGCGACCTGTACCGCAACGGCAAGTCATACCTGGCGCTGATGTTCCTGGGCTACTCGATCGCCCAGGTCGGCATCTGGCTGGAGGCGAGTAAGTAGTGGCCAAGACCAAAGAGCAGTCCAGCAAGGAGGTCACCGGGCTTAACCTAGATTTTAGGACCAGCCCGGTGGTCTACAACTTCCTGCAAGACAACGCCTTCGTGCGTGGCGTCATGGGGCCGGTAGGATCTGGCAAGTCTTACGCCTGCGCGGCTGAGGTCATGCTCAGGGCGGTACGGCAAAAACCCAGCCCACAGGACGGCATCCGATATAGCAGGTTTGCGATAGTCCGTAACTCGTACCCGATGCTGAAGACCACCACGATCAAGACGTGGCTGGACCTGTTCCCGGAGGCTACGTTCGGTCCCATGCTCTGGACGCCACCCATCACCCATCACATACGCCTGCCGTCCCGTGGTGATGCTGCCGGGATTGACTGCGAGGTGATCTTCCTGGCCTTGGACCAGCCCAAGGACGTGCGCAAACTGCTCTCTTTGGAGCTGACTGGCGCCTGGGTCAACGAGGCCAGGGAACTACCGAAGGCTGTGATCGACGGCCTGACTCACCGGGTTGGGCGATATCCCACCAAGCGCGACGGCGGCGCTACGTGGCACGGCATCTGGATGGATACCAACCCCATGGACGACGACCATTGGTGGTTCCGTATGGCCGAAAAAGAAAAGATGTCCGGGCCTTACGCCTGGAAGTTCTACAAGCAGCCAGGTGGTATGGCCGAGGTGGACCCCGCTGACCTGCCCGAGAACCCGGAGGCCAACGACCACGTCTTCTCTGCCGGTAAGTGGTGGAAGCTCAACCCCAAAGCCGAGAACATTGGGAACCTGCCGTCCGGCTACTACCAGCAGATGCTACTGGGCAAGAACCTGGACTGGATTCGGTGTTACGCCGGTGGCCTGTATACCTACGTCCAAGAGGGCAGACCGGTCTGGCCAGAGTACGACGACAGCATGATGAGTGGTGAAGTGGACTACGATCCCCAGTTGCCGCTACAGGTCGGGCTTGACTTCGGTTTAACGCCGGCGGCGGTTATCGGTCAGCGATATGCCAATGGCCGCTGGGTAATCCTGGACGAGATTGTGACCACAGACATGGGCCTTGAGCGGTTTGGCCAGCAACTCCTGGCCGAGCTCAATGCCAAGTACCCAAAGGCCCAGGTCATGCTCTGGGGCGACCCGGCTGGTATGGCCAGAGACGCGATCTATGAGGTCACGGCATTCGACTACCTGCGCACCCTGGGGCTACGTGCCCAGCCTACGCATAGCAACGACTTCAAGGTCCGGCGTGAGGCGTCTGCCATGCCCATGCAACGCCTGATTAACGGCAAGCCCGGGCTAATCGTGGCCACGCATTGCAAGCTCCTACGCA